TTCAATCCAGATAACGATCCTCCACCACCAAAAGACACACATAATCCTTCTACTACAGGATCGGGAGAGGCTGGTGAGATGATTAGCACTGGTGCCAAGACAACTTACTATGATCCATCACTTGGTGGTATCAATGCTAGTGGGCATAAGACTGCTGAAGGATTGCCTGCTACATCTACTGGTGAAGGATATAAGGAAGATGTTTTTTCTGCGGCAGCATTTCCTCCATTACTAAAAACTCTTCCCAAAAATATGACAGTTCCTGCAGCAAAATTTCCTGGTGGTAGAACTCTCAAGAGTCCTTTTAATGTAGTTGTAACTAATACCAAGACAGGAAAGTCTGCTGTTGTTAGGGTTAATGATGTTGGACCTGGAGTGGAAGGGCACTCAAGTAATCATATGCTTGACTTAAGTGTCGCAGCTAAAAATTATCTTGGTACTGGTGAGGGATATAGTATTGCCTATGCAAAACCAGGATCAAAACCAGGACCATTAGTAAAAGAAAAACCAGAACCAAAGGCAACACCAGATACTTCAGATCTAGAAGCACAACCAGATTCTGCACAAAAAATTAGCAGTAGCTATGGAGCAAAGGTAGGAGAAAGAATACACTTTATGCATAAGGGTGAACGATATAATGCATATAAAACTACTAACGGTTTTGAAATATTCCAGGGTAGGCAACGTTTTGAGACGAAGGGTGGATCTAATGCTGATCTAGTTAAATCTTTAATGAAAGCAGGAGAAGAACGTATCAAACCACCAGTAACTAAACCACCAGCAACTAAAGTAGATCCAACACAGACATTGCGTGGTGCAAGTAAAGAAGAAAAAGCACGAGTAGCAATGATAAATATGGGCGGTGAGCAAACACAATCTGCTGCTACTGGTGCGGTTCCTACATCACAGGGATCTACAGTACCTCCTGCTGTTTCTTCTTTATCTAAATCAATATTTGCAGTTGATGGTGTGACCACATGAGTGATAATAACCAAGAGTTTCCGTATGCCTCTAGTTTAAAACTAGAAGAGGCAACTATTACTGGTCTAGATGGAACTGAAGTGCCACTAACAGGGTTGATCAAAAGTTTTCAATACTTTGAAGACATTGACATGCCAAGTATTTCTGTCAACCTAGACATCGTTGACAACGCAGCAAATATTATTTCTTCTCTTCCTATTTCTGGATATGAGAATGTTGAACTGGTATTTGGTGCTGCTGATGAAGAACTATTGACACTGAACATGAAGGTGTCAAAGATATACAATCGCTTTTCTGCAGATAGGTATCAAGAGTATTCTCTTGGGTTGGTTTCTAATGAACTGTTAGTCAATGAAACTACTAGATTAGGAGAAAGGCTATCAGGTAAAGCAGAAGGCATTGTATCTCAACTAATAACAGAAAAGTTAGGAACTGCAAAGAAACTTCTCAATGATCCTTCTATGTTTAAGGTAACTTTCTTGCCAGGTAAGAAGACACCTTTCTCTATTATCAGCTCGTTGAAAGAGAGAACTGTACCTGAAGATAAGAAGACATTTCCTTCAGGTTCTAGTACAACATCAGAATTACAAATATCAAAGGGTAGTGCAGGGTATTACTTCTACGAAAACTATGATGGATATCATTTTAGATCAATTGACTCACTAAACTCTATCGAAACTAATCCACCTGTGGAGACATTCTTTCAAGAGAATGATCAACTCAATCAACAGAATGCTCGCCGTAAAATCCTTGACATTGACTTCCAACAGGAGATTGACATCTTATCCAAGTTGAGAATGGGTACGTTCTCTAATGTTATTTGTTTCTATAACTATAGCACTGGTGCTTATGAAGAGTATGTTTATAATTTAGGTGATCGCTTTGATGACATGGAGCATCTAGGATCCCAGTCTGGTCTTGCTAAAGGTCAGGCTGATCTTGCAGCAACTCCTAGTAGAATCATGTCTGTGTTGATGGATCATGAGACTTGGTTTGATGGTGTGGAAGTAGCATCACCAGAGAAACCAGATGGTGGTAAGAAGAACACAGCAGAGTTTCCTGATTGGCAGAAGTATGTCGTAGCGCAGTCGATTGCTAGAAAACAATCACAGAACAACCAGCAAGTCTTTATTCAAATACCTTTCCGACCAGATCTACGTGCGGGACAGACAGTTGAGATTATGATTCCTAATAACATTCCTTCATCAGAAAGAGAAGAGAATGACATTTATGACAAGGAACATAGCGGTGCTTATTTGATTGCAAAACTGCAGCACTCCGCTGATGTTTTGAATGCAAAAGCAAATACATATCTTACTTTAGTAAGGGATTCTTATGGCATGCCAGACGAACCCTCTGATGTAGAGACTAAATAAAAATAAAAGTATTGGTATGGATCCAGTTCTATCGTCATTTATATCGACTAATCAGATAGGCGCTGATGGTTTCAACTGGTGGATCGGACAGGTTGAGACAGGGAGAGAAAGCGACCCTAAAAAGTCTGGTAGATATCGTGTGCGTATTGTTGGCGTACATTTAAGAGAAGGTCAGAAGACACCGACAGAGCAACTACCATGGGCAAACGTAGTTATGCCTGTGACCACGCCATTCAGTGATGGTGGTGTGACTGGCGCTACAGCAGAGCTGCGAGCAGGTAACTGGGTCATTGGTTTCTTCCTTGACAATGATAAGCAGAGACCTATCATCATGGGGTCTGTTGGGCACACTGCTGGTGCTACTGTCATCGACAATGATGACCCAGTTGCTGGTGGCGACGGATCTAGAAATCTTAAAACTGTTACTAGTAGTCAAGCCAAAGCAGTAGCACATTACCCTCAAAATGCTCAAGATGGAAAGGATCCAGAGACTGGTGCTAACATTAAAGGTGGTGAAGTAGCGGCAGCGGATCGTATAAACCCTCCTGCTATTATTATGGCACTACGTGGCAAGCATAGTGAAACCAATCCTACTGGATCCCAGAACTGTGTTACTATTGCTAACCCCAAGTGCGGTACGGAGAGTAACTTCGGTAAGCAGGTACAGAATATCATTGGTGATATGCTTGCTGCTAACCAAGCATCTGGTGGACAGTTAGGTGACTTCTATGTCAGTAAAATCAATGGATTCTTGTATGATAAAGTATCTATTGCAAGACATCATATTGGTAGGGTTACTAAACTTGTCCGTAGTCTGATGGGTCGTGCCCAGTCAGAGATTATTAGGAATCTACGTGAGGGTATCAAAAACCTAGTTAATGGTCTCCTAGGCATTCAAGGAGCACTTCAACTGAAGGAGCAAGTACCTGCAGATCCAAAAGTAACAAAGAAGAGTATTGGTAAGAAAGGTCGTCTATTAGACGGTGTGCAGAAAGTTCTTGATCAAATTCTTAAGGCACTTGGATGTTCTATTGAGAATATCACTGACATGTTGGCAAGATTCTTAACAAATCTGCTGTTCGACTTCATCATGGATGTGTTCTCTCCTGCTGCTTGTGCTGTCATCAACCTAGTTGAGGGTATCGTCAACAAAATTCTAGAACTTCTGGAAGGTTTAATCAGTAGTATATTAGGACCACTGCAAAGTATATTAGGAATATTAGCATCACCTCTAAACATGATTGGTGGTGCTATCGGAAAGGTAATGTCATTCCTAGGTATCTCATGTAGTGGTCCTAGTAGTAGCTGTCCAAAGTCAACTGTTGTATGTACTGACTGCAGTAAAGATGATGAGGATGATTGGTTAGACAATCTTCTAGACAATCTTGCCGATGGTGATACTGGAGAAAGATTCTATTGCGAAGAGTCAGCTGATTACTTGGATCCCAAACCAACCAGGATTATTTTTGTTGGTGGTATTCCTAACGAACCTATTCCTATTCCCAACCAAGATCCAGTACCTCCTGGTCCTGGTAGAGAGGACACACCGCCATTCAATCCAGATCTTGTACCAATTAATGACGACGATGATGATGGACCTGAATTGCCTGATGAAGACGATGATGATTTCCCAAATATCTTTCCAGATGACGACGATGACGGTGATGATGATGTGGTGTTGCCTATCACATTTGATGGTAGTAGAGTATACTCTGTCATTGTAGATCCAACTATTGTAGCTGGCGGTGGGACAGTAACATATACTATCAATACTTCCAACGTACCTAGTGGTAGTGTATTGACATATGCATTGACTGGTGATATAGTAGAAGAATATATTAATGCTACTAACCCATCTTTGATAGGAACTCTTAAGGTTACTGAATTTGAGACTCTTACTCAAGAGTTTCTTGACGAAAATGGAGATTTACAAACTATTGACATTCCACGTTGTAGTGCTACGGTATCTCTTCCTATGAATGAGGATATCGAATTGAATGATTCTCAAACATTCAGATTTACTCTGTTTGACCCAGGAAATTCAAGTCTGTCTGATGATAACTTTGATACTGGATCGTTTGCTGATGTAGACATTGCAGCAGACTATGAGTCAACTATATTCCCTGATAGACCAGAGAATGCTGTTGAAGATCCTACTATCTCTGTTACCAGCGACAAACTTGCATATATTGAGGGAGAAGACATCATCTTTACTGTTACCAGTACAAATATCCCTGATCGTACAGAATTTAACTGGATTATTATTGGTGATGTTGACTCCAATGATTTTGTTGGTGGTACTACTGCAGGATCGTTTAAGATTGTTGACAACACAGCACAAGTTGTTGTTGGTATCTTGGATGATGAAAGAAAAGAACCTGCGGAACAATTAACATTCCAGATTCTAGGAACTGAAGCATCAACTAATGCAACAATCTTCTCTAGTGGTGGATTTGAAGATCTTACTGGCGATGGTATTGATGATGCTGATAATGCGAACACACCTGATCCATATGTTCCGAACAAGCCAAGGGCAGGCAATCCTATTACTGGTGGCGATGGATCTATTGTTAGTATTCCCATCACAGACACGGGTGAGTCATATGCTGAAGCACCTCAAGTCATCGTTTCTGGTGAAGGATTTGGTGCTACTGCTATTGCTCTTCTAGATACCAAAGGATTTGTTTCTGAAGTTAGAGTTACTAGATCTGGTTTAGGATACAAGCGTAATCTTGCAACTACAAATGACGTACAATGTATCATTGATTCGTTTACTCTCATTTCTCCAGGTATTAGATATACGTCTGCTCCAAAGGTATACATAGATGGTAAGGAAGGCAGAGCAACTGCTATCATTGACGATAGAGGTTATGTTACCTCTGTTCAAATTAAAGATAGAACAACAACATATGAAAAATCACCAATTATTAAATTAATTGGTGGCGGAGGATCTGGTGCTATTGTGTTACCAAACATGATCTGTCTCTCCTCCGAAGATCTTAACAGCAGAGGACTTGTTAAGATCGGAACTGGTCTCTATATTGATTGCCCATAATGCCATCACATCCATCAAATCATACTGATAATCAACACCAAGGTGCTAGTTCAGGGCAACCTGTTAAAGAACCTGCTGGTGGTAGAACATCTGCAGTATCAGAAGATGAATTTTGTTCAGCAAAACCAACAGTTCACTGGGTGTCTGATGGTTGGACATGCATGAGTTGGGAGGGTGCTGACGGGCAACCAGGAGGTTATACCGTTACTAATGGGCAAAGTGCCATGTTCTTTGATGAGAACGGCAACATGACCTTCTCTACTGGCGTTCCAGGTCAGGCAGGTTGTGGTGGTAAATTAATTCTCAATACTGGTGATCAATTACACAAAGCTAGTGGATCAATTGCAATTCAAGCAACTGGTGGAACATCGGAACGCACAGGATCTGGTAGAACAGGAACAGGTTCTGCCTCAAAATCAGATCCTGCATACTCTGTCTTTGCCGAAGGAGGGGTTGCTATTGAAGCACAGGGAGATGAGTGTGGTATTAAGGGGGATAACGTTATCATCCATGCTATTAAGACATTAACTCTTAAAGCAGGTGAAGTTGTTAACATTGAGGTTGGTGATGGTAGCGGTAAGTTCAATGTATTTGCAGGTGATATCACCTTTGATGCAGAATTTTTGAACGAAAATATTGATGGTCGTAAGATTACAAAAGGATCTGGTGAAGTTGTTGTTGATCAACAGACTAAACCTGGTGCTACCCATGTTATTAACTCTGTTGGTACTGTTACTCATAGAATTCAAGGTAATTATGAAGTCGATGCTAGGGGACGTTATCGTGTTAGAGCATTAGGTAACCTTAACTTCGAGTCTACAACTGGTGGAATGTATACCAAGCTGGCTGGAGCATCTTATAGCACAATTTTTGGTCCAAAAGAAGAGAAAATTGTCGGTCTTAAAGGACCAGCCGCTACAACTGATCCAACACAAACATATAAACTTGATCTGGGACCGAATGCGATGGGTATGGTGATGAAATCTGCTGGTGGTATTGGTGTCACTGCTTCAATCGGTAATAGTTTCTTCATTAATAAAGTAGGTACATTGAATGTAACTGCAGGTGGTACGATGACTGTAAAAGCACTGTCAATTTTCCTCAACTGAAAATCGACCTTCGGTTACAGAAATTGCGAAAAAAAATCGCCCCCAAAAAATCTCCAAAAAGGTTGATGTAACTAAATACTAAAGGGAAATTGAGTGAGAGTATGCTATCTACACAATACCGACTACGACTGGAATTTATTTGTAAACGTATAGCAAATAATGACGATGTAAAACTAGATGACATGATTTGGGCACAAAAATTAGCAAAAGCAAACACATCTGCTAATGAGATGTTAAAAATGGCAAGACGCCAAGCTGCTCAAGATATTCAAGAAGGAAGCACTGATGATTTTCTGAATAGGATGGGTTTAGGAGATCCCGATCCATCCAACCATAAGAAGGGATTCACTGATGCTGATGATATTAAGGATTGGTTTCAGCAAGATAAACCCTCGGATTGGAGGCAACGTGACTGATTATGTTTGTATCGCTACATGGGACCCTATTTTTGAGATGATGCGCTATCATTGGGTACATAAGTCTGAAAAGGATCCTGTGCAATTTGTGAAAAACCTCAACCCAGAGCAAGAAGTGCTATGACAATTAAGATCACTCCTCAAACATATATTGATATGAATAAGGAATTTGAAGATGATAATATACCTTTTAGAATTGCTATTCCCACACAACAAGTAATTGATGAGTGGGCATCTACAACAGCGCCACATTATCAGGCACCACCAGCAGTAGATATGGTTCAAGAAATGTGGGATGCTATTGGAGGACGCCCTGATGAAAAATGAGAATGATGAAAAGTTTGCACTTGAAATACAACTAGATAATATATGCAGAATATTAGGTGGTGAAGCAAAGTATTATTTCTGTTCTAGTAAAAACACAACTCATAGAAAACTGGTAATCGAATATGAACACAGCAGTAATCTACAGTAACGGCAGTCAAGAGTGTGAGCGTATTGCAGCACTACTCAAGTCTATCGGAGGAGAGTTTCACGAGTATAAACTCAACGAACATTTTACTCAAAGAGCGTTTGAAGCAGAGTTTGGAAACGAAGCTACATATCCACAAGTTTCTATTGGTGCCAAGCATCTTGGTAACATGCATGACACATTACATTACATGAGTGACAAAGGAATGTTTGTGTGATATAATAGCGGTTGGTGACTAAATAAAAACGTAGTCAAGATGTTATGAAATACTCATTATCTCAAGCATACGTTTTTTATATGGGAAGTGTGGTACGTATGTATTTCATACAGAGTATCCCCTACACATTTGACGAACTCCCACTAATTATTCAAGAGCACCCATCAGTTCAGACTGAAGCATTGCAAGGTCGTGACTGGGATGACGAAGAATTATATAAATGTTCTTCATATCTTGCTGAAGAGGAATGTCATCCTCTGATGTTTGATATTGAAGTTAATGATCCTGAACTATTACCCAAAGATGATTGAACAATTTATAGAATGGTTTGAAGGAACATGGGAGAATAAAGTCCAGGCATTTTCAAACCCCGCTAGGTTTGCTATGGTGCGTCTACAGCACCACAAAGTGCCTGGAACGGACGCTATGTTCTATGGCGAACAAGCTTACAATTATCAACTACATGCCCCTTACAGGCAGTTTATCGTAGAAGCAATTGAAGATCCTAATGGTCAAATTAGGGTTCTTAATTATGATTTTGAGAAATATCGTTATTTGGGTGCTCTGAATCTAGAACAAATCAAGTACGACAAGGGGTTGACACACAAGCAAAAGTGTGATACAATTATGACTTACGACCCAAATAAAAACCAATTTAACGGTTCTATTGACGGTTGTGAGTGCTTGGTTCCCTACAAGGGAGATCAAATGACCTATGTCAGAAATGAGGCAACTCTTGGCATAGACTATTATAATGTGGTTGATCGTGGATTCCTTGTAGGAACTGTAAACCAAGTTTGGGGTGGTCGTTTTGGAGAGTTTGAGTTCAAACGTATGCCCCTGTAGCTCAGCTGGTAGAGCACCGCTTTTGTAAAGCGGTTGTCGCAAGTTCAAATCTTGTCGGGGGCTCCAGTCGATGTGGCGGAATTGGTAGACGCGCCAGGTTTAGGTTCTGGTGGGGTAACTCGTGGAGGTTCAAGTCCTCTCATCGACATTAGGAAATTATGCAATTCGCTTTAGAAACTTACATTAAAGACATTTCTGTCTGTGATGATCTCATTAAATTCTTTCATGAGTCTCGTTTCTCAAGTATGAATCGCGGTCCTGGTACTGTATATGGCAGCAGAGGAAAAGTGGGTAAAAAGTCCACAGATCTCTCTGTATTTCCTTCAGAACAGCGACAATTTCCTATAATCATGCGATATCTAAATCAATTGATTTCGTGTGCTGATCAATATATCGCAAAATTCCCATGGTGTAATGAATATGCTCCTTGGGGTTTGACTGAAGGTATCAATATCCAATGGTACAAACCAGGTGAGGGGTATTATGATTGGCACACAGAGCGGTGTGATGCTAATTCTCCCATGAGAGATCGACATCTTGTTTGGATGACATATCTAAATGATGTTGAAAATGGAGGTGGAACACAGTTCTATCACCAAAACACAACTGTAGGAGCGAAGAAAGGTAAAACCTTGATATGGCCTGCAGACTGGACTTATACTCATAGAGGTGAAGTTGCTCCGAATGAAGATAAGTACATAATTACTGGTTGGTTTAACTATGAAATCACTGGATGAATACAATTTTAGTGGTCGTCCAGTGACCTCCATGAATATCCTTCTTCTCATCAGCGATTTAGAAGGATCTTATCAAAATCTCAAATGGATGGGGTTGAAAGAAGACATGGAAACTCTTGAAGAAATGAAACGTAGATATTACAAACTCTACTATCAAAAAAAGAAGGAAGAGAAGGCAAACAATCCTCTATAGCTCAGCTGGTAGAGCACGGAACTGTTAATTCTGTTGTCCCTGGTTCGAGTCCAGGTGGAGGAGTTGGCGATACTGCCAAACCAAACCCCTTCCGTGTGCTATGAAACCTCCCTGCAAGGGGAGGTTTTATTGTATAAATAATCCAGAAGAATAGTCCTAGAAGGAACGGGTTAATTATGCCTCTTACAAGACTTGATAATCTTTACTCAAGTAAAACAGGTAAGTATCTATATGTATCGCCAGATGACTTTAATGCGACAGATGAGTTAGACAATAGAGGTAACTCCCCATTACGTCCATTTAAGTCTATCCAGAGGGCATTCCTTGAGGTAGCACGATACTCTTACCTACCTGGTAAGGATAATGATAGGTTTGACCAGTTCAGCATCATGCTGATGCCTGGTAACCACTACATTGATAACCGTCCTGGTCTTGTAGAGACTGCTAATCCCGAATCTAGATATTTTGATTCTGGTAATCTAATTGAAGCGAATAAACAGCTTATTGTTGATCGTTCTGCTGCAGAAATTTTCGTACAACACCCCGATTTCTTCTATCCTGGTGATGCTGCATCTGATGATGGGTCTAGATATGCTGACGCATATCGTCTAGTACAGTTGAATCGTAAGGAGATTGTAGACAAATCTGCAGCACATCTCGCAATTCAATTCCCTGACTTCTTCTATCCTGGTGGTGATGGTACAACAGAAGCTGAATATAGATTTAAAGATGGATATCGCCTAATCCAACAGAACAAGAGAGAAATTGTTGATAGGGCAGCAGCAGAGATTGCTGTAGCACACCCTGATTTCTTCTTCCCTGGCGACCCTGCAGACGATCCTGTATACAGATTTAAGGATGCATATCGTCTAATCCAGCAGAACAGAACTGAAATTATTGATAGTGCTTGGACTGCAATGCAGGCTGGTGCTAATGCCGCTGATCCTGCTGATGAGGCAAAGTGTAAGCGTGACATCGGTCTTCTAGTTGATTACGTTGGTATTGACCTTGTAAAAGGTGGTAACGAGTATACTCGTAAGTTCACCCTGAAGTATTTCCAAGGTGGTGTATTCTCTTACATCATTAGTGAAGTGTTGTCTACGAATGACGCATATAATGCTGCTAGGGATCTGATGATCCAAGCAATGAAGAATGAGTTGACAATCACTGATGCTACTATCACGATTGATCCTAATTCATGTGCTAACGTAGAGTCTGCAATCAATGTCTTGGTTCAGATTGTTACCGATGCATTTACTGCTGCTGATGCATCAGGACTTCCCGCAGAAACACTAGGATCTGATCTAACAAATGAAGCAAAATGTAAGCGAGATCTGGGTATATTTGTTGACTATCTTGGGCTTGATCTGGTTAGTGGTGGTAACGAGTACACTCGCCGTTTTACTGGTACATATTTTGATAACAGCGGATCCCCAATTTCTAATGGTCTACTAGGCGAAGAAGCACAGGCTATCACTGCTTTCAACAAAGCGCGTGATTTGATGCAGTCTGCAGTCAATAACATCTTGTTGGTTCAAGATTCTACCATCACTGTAGATGGTGGTGGTTGTGCTAACGTACAGTCTGCAATCGCTACACTAACACAAATTTTTACTACTGTCATTAATGATGGCAACCTATCCCAACTTCCTGTTGAAAACCTAGGAAACTTCGCTAGTGCAAATGAAATCGAGTGTAAGCGTGACATCGGTGAGTACATCGATTCCCTTTCTCTTGACGTTGCACTTGCAGGTGGTAACAGATACACTCGTAAGTATCTGAAGACTTACTTCAATGAGGCAGGAAATGCTTTCATTAGTGGTTCTCTAGATGGTGAGCAGGCAGAAGCAATATCTGCTTTCAACAAAGCAAGAGATCTGATGATTGATGCGTTCAGAAATGAACTCTTCTCAAAAGATTCGACTATCACTGCTGATCCTAACGGCACTCCTCTGTGTGCTGATGTTGCTAGCATGGTTGGCACTCTTGCCGCTATTGTAGAGACTGTCCTAGCTGATGGTAACCTAACACAACTTCCTGCTGAAGTTGTTACTGATCACGAGACACCTGGCGAGACCAAGTGTAAGCGTGACATCGGTTTCATTGTTGAGGCTGTTCTTTCTGACATCAGAAACGGTGGCAACAGCAACACTATCTCTGTAGCAAAGACTTACTTTGACAGAGAAGGATCTCCTCTAGCAAATGGTATTGTTGGCGAAGAGGCAGAAAGCATCACCGCATACAATAAAGCGCGTGATCTGATGAAGTTGGCAGTCACGAACTCCTTGCTAGACAAGGATCTGACTATCTCTCCTGGTCCTGCTATTGCAGGCGCTAACACCCCTGACATCGAGTATGACGAGTCTGGTAACCCTGGTGCATGTATTGACGTTCAGACAAACATTCAAACCCTGGTAACAATCCTTACCGATGTTATTAGTGCTGGTAGCTTGAGTGTATTGAGTTCAGTTACAGTTACTGGTGTTGTACCTATCTTTGACTACAACAGAGCACTTCAGGAATGGCAAGATGACAGCATCATTGACCTAGGTAACCCTGATAACGTATTCTATAAGTTCAACTCTACCGAGGGCGGTTGTATCGTCCCCAGAGGTTGTTCTCTAATCGGTTATGACCTCCGTCGTACCATCATCAGACCTCTATATGTACCTGATCCCGTTGATGGTGATCAAGAAAGAACTGGTATCTTTAAACTGACTGGTGGTTGTTACCTATGGCAGTTCACTATCAAGGATGGTGACCTCTCCGAAAACTCCCCACTATATGATCAGGCAGACAAAGTAGGTAAGGTATACTACAAGAATAATTCTACGGATCTGAAGATTCCCGAGTATTCCCACCACAAGATCTGCATTATGACCTATGCAGGTAATGATGAACTAGATCGTTACTACGAAAAAGTTGGTAGAGCATTTGCACAGTTCCAGCCTACAATTGATGATGGCGAACTAGAAGCACTGGTACAAGAGACTAGAATTGTTGGTCCTCTATCTGATACCAGAACTGTTGAGCAAATTGAAGTTGTTGATATTCCTGGTACATCTACTTCTAGACTCACTGTTACTACCAAGATTGAGCACGGATACTTCAAAGGTCAGTACATCGCTGTTATTAACAGTGGTTTATCTGATGAAGTCAACGGAACATTCAAGGTTGATACCATTGATGATAACAATCCAAAGGTATTCACCTACATCATTCCTATCACAGCTGCTGGTCTAGGACTGGTTTCGGGTACAACTTACAGCACTGCTAACGGTCTTGGCACTAGTGCAGTGATTCAAGCGGAAATTGACTCTGTTGAGTCCGCATCTCCGTATGTTTTCAACTGCTCGATTCGTTCTACCTGGGGTCAGTGCGGCATGTGGGCGGATGGATCCAAGGCAACTGGATTCAAGTCGATGGTTGTTGCACAGTACACGGGTGTTTCGCTCCAGAAAGATGACAGAGCATTCATTCGTTACGATAGATTTACTAACACATGGAACCAAGCATCACTAACTGATGCATTTGCTACTGTTCCTTATCACACTAAAGGTGATGCATACTGGAAGGATGAGTGGAGAAACTTCCACATTCGTGCTTCGGATGACTCCTTCATTCAGTGCGTCTCGGTCTTCGCTGTTGGTTTCCACGATCACTTCCTGATGGAAAGTGGTGGTGACATGTCTATCACCAACTCGAACTCCAACTTCGGTAACACTTCACTCCACTCTATTGGTTTCAAAGGATTCTCCTTCAACCAAGATAAAGGTGGTTATATTGATGCTATCATTCCTCCCAAGGTTGTTGATACTAATGTAGAGTCGATTAAGAAAAATTCTTACTACACTCTTGACATCGAAGCATCAAACGATGTTGCTAATAACACCAAACTATATCTTGCTGGTGATACTAATAAGGATCCAGCTTCACGTCCTGCAGCATCTATTGATGGATATAGAATTGGTGCCAAGCAAGATGACAGACTATATGTCAAACTGCCTTCTGGTGGTGTAGGTGGTAAGCAGACGTATCATGGTACACTAGAACCGTCTGGTATCAAAACAGTCACGGCATCTTTGTCTACTCTAACACCTAGTAACTTGAACGTATTGTTCGATCTAGATGGTGATGGAAATGATGACTTTAACAAGGCATATGATGCTGCTAATCTTATTGAGAAGAACAGATCCTATCTTGCTCAAGAGACTTATGGATACATCACTGCTGAATATCCAGCACTTCTGACTAACACATCTCTAACTATCACCAAGTGTGAGAGAGATATTGGATTTATTGTTGATGCTGTTGTCAAGGATCTTCGTGTCGGCGGTAACATCAACACTGTATATGCTTCCGAGTCTTACATCTCTAGTGGCAACGTATCCTATGTTGATACTGAACTAACTGAAACTCTTATTGCATATGACTACCTGAAGAGATTGATCTTCGGTGTAATTCGTAACGGTACACTCCTAATCAAGAATTGCACAACTTCTACATCTAGTCCCAATATTATTGTTGGTGATACTTCTGGACTCACAACTGGTATGCAGGTCAGTGAGTACGCCGAGAATGATTTTGTTAATGGTTTCTTGACCCAAGGTTCCTCACGTCTTGGCACTAACTTACTTGGAAGTAGTCCACTTATTATTACCCAGATTATCAATGCAACTACCATTGAAGTGGCTGATCCTGCAACTGGACAGGTTTATCAACCACAACTGGATAGCAGCACTACTTGGTTGTATTTTGAGAATGTCAACCAATACTCTTCATCTCCTCGTGTTGTAGATCTTTCGATCACTCAAGACGATACATATCCCGAGTGTACTAACATTGTTACTGCTATCGAAGGATACTTTGATGTTGTCAATCTGGTACTGAATGGCAACGGTAATCAAGTAACTAGAGTTGAAGCTATCATTGAGTCTTCGGCTCTAATTGGTAGAGCAACTGTATTTGTAGTTGATACTGGTAATGGGGATACTGATCCTCATGGATTCCAAACAGGAACACCTGTAAGACTTATTCCAAGAGCAACTAATGCTGGTGTTGACAAGCGTCTAGTCAGACTACCTCGTGGTTTTGAGACTAACAGACCATACTATGTAATTGCTCCTGGCAGAGATACATATCCAAATTCGTTTAATAATACTTCAGAGTTTGATAATAGTGCAGGCACCAAGTTGCTGCTTGCTGCTACTAAAGAAAATGCTGCTGCTGGTATCTATATCTACTCTTCTGAAACAGAGAGTATGAGTCCTGACGTTGAACTATTGGTTCAGCAACAGATTCTTGACGAGAATTATGACTTGCACAGATATGTTTGTAATGTCTCTGGCATTTACATCGAAACAGATATTCCGCACACATTCGACGTACCTGTACCAAATGTCCCAGCACAAACCATCTTCTTCGCTACATCTGGTGATGCAAGTTCTCAACTACCGACTATTTCGGGTGCTGGTGATGTGGCAACAGATGTGTATTACTTCCCACGTTTTATCTCCAAGACGAAGTTTAGCGTTCACACCACCCAAGCAGATGCTCAAGCTGGTACAAACGCTGTCATATTTACTGCAAATAGCGGAAGCGATTTTGTTGTCTATGGAAACAAAAAGACTTCCCCCCTCAAGTACGACCCAGTTGACTTCCAGAGATGGTATCTAAATGTCAAGGATGAGTCTTCAGGTGGTACTGATCCTAATGCTATCCTGACTAGATTCCATGCTACTGACTTTGTAGATGGTACTGGTAATCTATTCACTCCAGATACTTACTATGAAAGAATTGAGGATAACAGATCTGCTCTTGATAGAATCTATCGCTTGCGTTATGTTCTTCCACAGTATCTACAGACAGTTCGTGAACCACTCAATGGTTATGTTATTAAGTCAAGAACTGATGATAGAAGACGCCTGAAGGCACAGAGGTTCTATCTAGAACCCTTCAGCAACGGCGCACCAGCGGTTGCACAGTTCTTTAACCCTGCGAGACCTACCGAGCAATTGGGACTGTCTCTGGCGGATCTGGACGCTGCTAGCGTTGATATTAGTGGTGGATTCTATGATCCATACGAAAATCCACTACAAGTTGAGTTTGAGTCCAAGATTGCGACTACAATTCAGTCTGCTAAAACTATTTCTGTTGATCCTCAAGGAACAGGAACTGAAGTAGACAGACTTGAGTTGACTGTATTTGATCATACAATTATCAACCAGCAACTGAAGAATGAAATCTTCACTGTTATTGAGATTGGATCTCCACAAGGTGCAGGCATCCAAACCAGCATTTACAATAGTAATACCGACAACTATATCAGTTGGACTGGTTATTGCTCTGGATCTGGTTATGTTCATGCATACTATCAAGCTGATGCAACAGCATT